GATCGCGCCGCGCAGGATGTCGATTGCACCGGCTGCACCAGCGTCCTGTGCGAAGCCCGTCAGCGTGTTCTTGAACCGCTCCCACGAGTTGACGATGCCGTCAGTCGAACCCTGAAGTTCTTGCAGCCCTTTGGTCAGCGCGGGGAAGAAGTCGCGTGAAGCCAGCCGCCCGGTCTCCACGAGCTTGATGAGTTCGGCGTCGGTGACACCAAGGCCCTTGGCCGTCAGCGACAGAGCACCCGGCAGCGAGTCGCCCAACTGCTGCCGCAACTCTTCCATGCTCACCGTACCCTTGCTGGCGATCTGCCCGAGGGCATCGAGAGCAAGCTGCGTCCGCTGGGTGGACAGACCCAAGGTGGCCGAGGCGCGGACGAGGCCCTCGAACAGCGCATTCGTCTGCTCGATTGGGATGTTCGAGGACTTCGTAGCGGCCGAGAACTTGACGAACGACTCGCTCAGTCCACTGAACGACACACCCGCGCTTGTCGCGGTGTTGCGCAGGAAATTGATCTGCTGCGCAGCCACTTCCGAGCTTTTGTAGACCGCCGTTAGGGCGCGGTTCATCGTCTCGGCTTGGATGTTCACGCGAACGAACTCGCGTGCCATCTCCTTGACCTTCTCGACAATCGCCGCAATGCCGTCCGCGATCAGGTTACCGGCCGCGATCTGCCCCATCGAGTTCTTGAACAGCGATGCGGCCTTGTCGCTCGCCGTCAGCGACCCGCTGAGTTCACGAACCTCACGCTGAAGCTCCTTGATCCGCGCCTCGCCGGCCTGCATCGCGCCAGCGATGGAGCGCCCGGTCTGCGCGGCTTCGGTTTGGACGCGGACCATCGCGGCCTCGACATCCTTGATCTCGGCCTCGACTTGTTGGACGCTGCGCACCCCAAGCGTCGAGAACGCCCGGTCCATTTCCTCCGCAGCCTGCTGTGCTGCGGCTGCGGCTCGGCGAGCCGTCTCTTCCGTCTTCTGAGCCTGCTCGCGGTTGAGTTCGATGAGGCGCTGCGTGATCGCTTGTTTGAGCGCCGCCACACGACGGGCCTCGGCGTCCTCACGGGCATAGGCTTCATTCGTCGCGCGAATCTGTTCTTCCGCCGCTCGGCGGGTAGCCGCAGATTCCTCGTTGCGCATCGCAATGATGCGGGCGCTGATGGCTTCCTTGAGTGCGCCGACCCGCTGCGCCTCTTGCGCGGTCGCCCGAAGGGCCTTCGCTTCTTCCTCGGCCCAAAGTTCGGCTGTCCGCGCCACGCGGGCTTGTTCCTCCGCGTAGGCTTCTTGCGCGGTCTGAAGCTGCTTGTACCCCTCCTTTGCCAGATCGAGCTTGACCCGGGCCTCATCGAAGCTGCTGTTCGCCGCATCGACAAGCTGCTTCAGTCGCGCCTGCGATGCGGCAGCGTCGTCAGCGACGAGCCCTACGTCGCCCAGGGCCTTACCAGCCTGATCCAGCGCGAACTTCTGCTTCTCGGCGGCACGCGCAAGGTCGTCAATCTTTCGGGCGCTCGATTCGAGTGCGCTGCTGACCTTGTTCTCAGCCGCGACGGCGGCACTGGCCGAACGGTTGGCCTCAGTGCGTGCGGCGGCGAGTTGATCGAGCGACTTCTTGGCCTCGTTTTGGCGCGTGATGAGGTCGTTGAACGAAGCCTTGTAGGCGTCCTGGCTGATCTCACCCTGGCGGTACGACTCCTTCAGGCGGGTCAACTCCGTGGCGAGATCGCGCACCTCGGCCTTGCCCTGAAGCCACGCATCCTTGGCCTGCTTCTGCGTAGCCTCTGCGGCCTCTGTAGCGGCCCGCAGTTCGTTTAATTTCGTCGCCAGGGTCTCGGATGCCGCTGCGGCGTCGCGTTGCTCTGCGGCCGTTTCCTCGAACTTGGCGGCCAGGGCTTCAAACGCACGCAGGGTCTCGGCGCTGGCACCCAGCTTTCCAATCTCGGCCGCAAGCTGCTCGAACTCGGGCGCGGCGTCACCGGCCTCTTTGCCGAGATTCAGGATGCCGGTTTGCAGCTTCTTGACATCCTCGGCCCCGAGCGTTTCCACGCTCAGGGTCATCTTCACGTCGCGGTTGTTTGTTGCCATGTCGTACCCTGGAAAAAAGAGAACCCGCCAGTCCTCGAAGGCGTGGCGGGTTCCTGTCGCGGGCGCTCAGTCCCGCCCTGCTGCGTCTCGTTGGATTACGAGATCGTGGCGGTCTGAACCACGGTGAAGGGCTCGGTGAATCCGGTCGGCGTCTTCATGCGACCCGGCAGCGAGATGCTGGCGAAGTCGTCTTGCAGGAAGTCGAAGGCGCTGTCGGCGGCGATGATGGCCTCGTGAACCGTCACCACGAAGGGCAGATCGTCCGCGAAGTTCTTGCCCACCAGCTTGAAGCGAGCACGCAGTTGCGCGTTGGTCGAGCCCTTGATTTCATCGCCGGTCGTGGTGCTGTAGACACCCGACACCTTGATGACTTCGCCGGCAGTCACCAGCGTCGAGTCAGGCAGCACCTTGATCCAGCCGAGCACCTTGTCGGTGATGAAGTCCACGCCTTCGATCATCGTGGTGTTGCCGGCGTCCTTGGCGGTGATGCTGGTGAAGTGCGACTTCGGCAGCGCGTACCACACGCCCTTGGCGGTGATGGTCACGTTTTGATCGACCAGGGAGCCGCCCACTTGCGAGACGCCCGCCACCGTACCCAGCAGGGCGATGGACAGCGACTCCTTGTTGACTTCGGGCATGTCGATGGTCAGGTCGGCCGGCTGCGGGATCGCCACCGATTCGATCACCTGACCGTAGGTGCTGCGCCCCTTCGAGGTCATTTCCTTCAACTCGACGTTGGGCTTGATCTCGAACTTGGTGCATTCGTAGGGGCCTTCATAGGCCGCGAAAACACCGTTGACTTGCCGAGCGATGTAGAGGTCGCCGGCACCAATAAAGCCGCGTGCTGCCATGTTTGTTTCTCCAAGAAGTGCCGTTACGGCAGACAACCAATTTCAGGGTGCAGTGTCACGCGGGTCGGTCGCCTATACCTGCGGCACGATTTCGTTAAGGATTCGCCAAGTCCTCGGCGAAACTCACTCGGATGGTCACGCGGGCTTGCACCATCGCCACACCATCGCTACGCGGGCCGATGTCCCGGCCCAGGTACTCGACTTCCGAGACCGTTCCGCCCAGCGTGCGACCACCCGCGAAGATCACGCGCTTGATGTCGCGGATCATTTTGTGGGCTTGCACATTGGGGTTGTCGGGGTCGCAGAGCGAGAAGGCGTCGATGACATACACCTGAGCGACCTTCGCGAGCGAACTCTGCGTCTTGCCGGCCAAGTCTTCGACCTCATCGCCGCCTTCGACAAACTGGATCAGCGGCACCTCGTCTTCGGCCGGGATGCGACGACGACCGCGCTGGATGTTCAAGCCGATGTCAGTCTCCGCGCCCTGCGCGACGGCGATGGTGGCGAGGCGGGCCACGACGGCATTCGCCACGTCTTCGGATTTGACATAGACCGTCATTTCAAGACCTTCTCAAGTTCCTTCTCGGCGGTGAGGATCACCGCTGCGCGGAGGTCGGCGTAAACGTCGTCCTCGATCTTCCCGGCCGCCACGCGGAACAGTTGAAACACCGAGGGGCCGAGCAGTGCGTCGATACGCGCTGACTTCGGCTGGCGCTGGAACACCAGGGGGTTCCCGTCGTTGTCAGTCTTGCCGGGAAGGGTGAAGGTGAACGCCACGTTCTTGCGTTGACCGCGCAGCACCTCGACGGACAAACTCGCAGCCTTCTCGCCCGCGTCGATGCCGCGCTTCTCATCGCCGTCACGAGGCGTCCACTTGCGCCACTTGCCGAATGCTTTCGGACCCTTCTCTTTGGCGATCCGCTCGTTTGTCCAATTCACCGGCTTTGCCCGCTGCTGCGCGTTGTAGTGCGACAGGTTCGTGAAGGGGTTAGACCGCCCCTTCCTCTTCGTAGCAGGCGCGACGATCTCGGCAATCGGGGATGCCTTCGATGCCTTCTTGAACTCCATCTTGCGCAGGACGTAAGACTCGTTCATGTTGATCGCGCCCAACATCGTTTTGCGCGCCAGCAAGAACGTGCGCTCGGCGGCATCGTTGACGGTATCGACCATCGCATCGCCCAGCGCGGACGGGTTGATTTGGTCAAGCGCCTCGGCGAAGCCGTCGATCTCGCTCGTGTCGAGCTTGATGCTGAATCCCGCCATCACGCCACCTTGATGAGCGTGTAGCGCCGGAACGCGCCCGTGTCCTCCAGCAGCGCATCGAGGCGGTAGTTGGCCGCACCCTGCGTCAGCGCATCACCGCCACGCGGCTCATGCACGCTGGCGATGGTTGCCACCGAGCGGGTCGTTGCGGCGGCGCGGGTGTCGCGCGTGGCCTCGAATGCGGTGTCCATGCCTGTCAACTGAACACCGTGCTCGATGTTCACTTGACAAACGACGTTGCCACGCAAAAGGGCGCTCTCCCCAAGCAGGGAGAGCGCACTTTCAGTTGCCTGTCGGAACAGGTCGATCATTAGCTCGCAGCGACGGAGAGCTTGAACACTGCTTCGGGCAGGGTGTTCAGGCACACGGGGTTCGACTGAGACTCCATGTGGATGCCCTTGTTCATCGGCAGAGCCTCTTGCTTCGCGTAGTACGGCACGCCCAGGGTGTTGACCGTTTCCATGTAGTCAGCCGGCGCGAAGGCGGTCTGGAACATATTGGGCACACCCTCGGGCATCGCGTAGGCGAAGCCGTCCTCGATCACTTGCGAGCCGCCGATCTCACCCTCGTAGACGGTGTAGACCACGCCCGCGAACTCGAAGTCCGAGGTCGATTGGTCGGTGCGAGCGAACGCGCCTTGGTTCCACAGTTCCCAGGCGGCCTTCATCTTGTCGTGACCGACCAGCTTGTCGAAGTACGACTCGCTGCACAGCACGCGAACACGGCTGAAGGAACGGCCGCCCAGCTTGGAGCGCATTTTGCGCTTCAGGGCGATGCTGTTTTGCTTCGGATCGGCGGCGCTGTTGGCGGTGTTGATGTTCGAGAACACCGTTTCCTGGGTCATGTTGAACAGGTCGTAGATGTCCAGGATTTCGGTCACGCCGTCCGCGTCCATCACCTTGCCCTTGATGGCACCGATGCGGTGGTACTCCATCGTCAGGTCGATGTTGGCCTTCATGAGTTCGAGGCGCTGACGCACCACACCCTGCATGGCTTGCACCTCGGTCTCGCTGCCGAACGCACGCACGCCGTAGACCACATCCGCGAGGATGGTGTCGGTTTGCGGCAGGTGCGTGGTGCTGACCGGGATCAGCTTGCGGTTCGTGCGCTGCAAGGTGTTGCCCACACCACCACGAGGCGCGGCCGGCACGAGGTTCAGCTTGGAACCCTGGCGCTCGATCATCATGGTCGGCGTGTTGATGCCGTACTCACGGAACAAGCCCATGTCGCCGATCATGGTCGGCACGCGGGGGATGTCAACGATGGTCTGCGTCAGTTGGCTGACGGAGAAAGCGTCGTTGTTGAAGATGTCAAAGGTTGCCATGTTTCTAGTGCTCCTATTGCTCTGAGTCGTTGATGAAGGCTCAGAGAGCCGGGGTGCTGACGCCCAGCGTGGACTTGCCACGCACCTTGATACCGAGCTTCAGCAGATCGGCTTCGGCGGCGGCGTCCAGACCCGTCAACTCGAAGCGGTTCACTTCACAGTCGGCGTTGAACACCACGGCGCGGCTGTCGCCGGTCTTGGCAGGCAGGTAGTTGTAGAGGATCGCCACGGCGGGGCCAGCAGTGCCGTTTGCGGCGTAAGCCACATACTTGCCGGTGCCGGCAGCGACGGTGATGGTGAACGAGTCACCCGCCACGGCAGCGGTGCCACCAGCGGTGATGGTGAAGCTCAGGCCACCTTGGTTGAAGACCGTGCCCACGGTGCCAACGCCGAGCGTCACGCCGTTGGGAGCCTCGATCTCATACTTCGTGGCCGACTCGAAGATGGCGCGGTACACACCGGGCAGCGCGGGGCCGCTGACGGTGATAGCGCCGCAAGTGGGGTTGCCGGTGGAGCCAGCGACCATTGCGTAGGTGCCAGTGCCGGTGTCCGATTGGGCCAGCAGTTGACCCGAAACCAACTCGACGCCGGTTTGGGTGATGACGGCGTTGTCACGCGAACCGCTGTTGGGCGCTTCGCTCAAGACGAACGGCTTGAGGTGCTTGTGCGTGTCGTACAGGTGGGTTGCCATGTCGGAGACTCCTTATTTGGCGTGCTTGTTGTGGGAAGCCCAAAGACCCTGCGAAGAGACCGGGGGCTTCTCCGATGAGCCGGTCGTCTGCGACTGATGCGCCTGCGGCTTGATGCCGCTGGTGTGCGTGCGTTCGTCTTCGGCGGCCATCGCGGCGACGAGCGAGGCGCGGAAGTCGGAAACCGAGGTGCCAGCTTTGATCGCGGAGTCGGCCAGATCAGCTTTTCCGGCAACCACCGACAGAGCCTTGATCTCGCGGGCGTCGGCGATGCGGGCGCGCACGGTGTCGAGGTCGAGTCCTGCGAGTGCCCAGGCCGCCGCGTAGGCGTCCATGCCGCTCGCTTTCGCAAGAGCGACGATCTTCTCGGTGCCGGTCGCCACGGGAGCCTCGGGCTCAACGGACGGCTGCGGATCGTCTTGTGCGGGATCGGCTTCCGGCTCCACCTTGGTCTCGGCGCGGGGCTTCAGCGTAGCGAGGTAAGCGGCCTTCACGTTCTCAGGCAGATCGGCGCGGTCCATGTCGAACTTCGCCTTGGCTTCCACCGCGTCGATCACTTCGGTCGCGAAGCCCAACTCCAGCGCCTCGTCGGCACTCAGCCACGTCTCGGCGTCGAGCATCGACTTCAGTTCGTCCTCGGCCATGCCGGTGCGCGCTGCGTAGGTAGCCAGCAGCGAGCCGCCAATCTTTTCGAGCACGTCGGCCTGAGCCCGCAACTCGTCTGCGTCACCCATGGCGAAGGACCAGGGGTTGTGGATCATCATGAAAGAGTTCTTCGGCATGACGATCTTGTCTCCGGCCATCGCGATCAGCGAGGCGGCGGAAGCGGCCATGCCCATCACCTTCACAACGATCTCTTTGCCGCTGGCCTTGAGTGCGTTGTAAATGGCGATGCCGGCGAAAACGTCGCCACCGGGGGAACTGATTTCGACGTTCAGCACCGGGGCCTTCACGCCCTTCAGTTGGGTGATGAACTCTTTGGCCTGAACGCCCCAAAAGCCAATCTCGTCGTAGATTTCGAGAGTGGCTTCCGTGTCGGTCGCGGCATTGAATGCAAAGCAGGGGCGCATGAGCGATCCTTAGATTTTCAGGCTGCAATGTATTTGCGCGGTGTGCCGCATACCTGCGGCACGATTTCGCGCACGCTTCTTTCTTACTTACCTTCTTCCTCGGGTAAGCGGCTCGGAAGCTGCGAGTCCGGCAAGCGGCTCGGAAGCTGTGAGTCGCGGGGGCGACCGCCGAGCATCAACGACATGCGATCCACCAGACTTTCGACCGCGCCTTCCATCGTCCGCTCGATCAGTCGAGCACCGACGTAGCTCGCGCCGATGACCACCGCAGCTTCGAGGAAGTCGGGGGTCTCGAAGTGCTGGCACACGAGGAAGAAGAACAAGCCGGTAAGCCACGAGCCGAACAGGTTCGATGCGACGAACAGCCACATGCTCGGGATGCTTTTGCCGTTGTCCTCTTGCAAGGCCGTCGCGATGCGATTCAGCAGCGCGGTCATGCCGGCGACGGTGGACAAGACCAGCACCATCACCCAGGAGAGAACACCTACTACTTCAAAGCTGGCACCGAAGGTCGAGCCTGCCGCGTAAGTGACGGTCGGCCACAGCACGCACAGGAATAGATGGATGGCGCGGAGCACATACTTTGCACTCATTTTTTCCCGTCCTTCATTCGGTCTCGTATGTCAAGAATGGCGATCAGCATGGCCGCCCAAGCGACGAGGCCGAAGTGAATGAGGCCGCTGTATGGTCCGTGCGACCGAACGATGACAAAGATCATGCTCAAGCACCCGAGGCTCATGAGCATGTAGATCGTGTGCCGGTATCGAATCGCACACTTGAGAACGTACTTTTTCGGCAGTAGGTCGTTGATGAGAACGTCGATCAAGGCGAGCACAGTCACGAAGACCAAGCTGCCGGTCGCTATCTGCCCGAGCACCCCTGCGCGATCAACAGTTCGGTGCAGCAACGACTCAGGTTCAGAGAACATGACGAGCGTGCTCCCGAGCAGCGTCATGCCGACGAAGAGACGAGCCAACCATTTGCGTGACGGGTTCATTTCTGACGCCCCTTACTTCGTGACACTCGACAACCCCCTGGTCTTAATCTGCTGGATTGTCGAAAATTTGTTAGGCGCTTTCCTGCGCTTCGATTTCAGAGACCCAGCGCCAAAATCAGGGCTACGTCGTCGTCTTTGTGTTTCTTGCGTTTGCGGCGCGGCGGTTGACGAAGCCAATTCGGGCGCTCCGTGTCCTGTTCTTCGCGCTCGAACAAGCCTTGCAGGGCAACGAGCTTGCGGCCGAAGCCGATGCCCTGAACTGCGATGGCACGGCGGTCGAGCGTCATGGCTGGCGTTGGACCGTTACGACCCCGCCCTCGTCAGTGATCGACTGAACGACACCACCGGCCGCCCGCTGCGTGGTGGTGACAGTCAGCGGCGATCCAGCGATCAGGCCGTGGATGCGCGACAGGTCGAGCAGGTAGCGATGGATGTCAGCGAGTGTCTGTTCGGCGCTCAGTCCGTTGGGAAGGACGTAGCCCCAGATTTCCGCAACCGACGCGCCACCACCGCCCGCGCTAACGAAGCCGAGGATCGCCGAGAGGTCAGGCTGCTCCGTAGCGCCGAGAGCACCCGAGACGAGAATTTGGCCCGCCATGCTGGCGGTGTCATCGACCCCGCCCTCAACCGCTGAGAGCAGGCCGGCGACCAGCACACTGCCCGGGATGACGGCGCTGTCGCCCTGCTCCGTCGCCGCGCAAGTACCCTGCACTCGTACACCGCCAGCGAGCGCAGCCGCATCCGCGCCGGTCTCCGAACCGGCAAGCGTGCCCTGCACGAGCACCGTGCCGGCGAGCGCGGCGGTGTCAGCGCCAACCTCGACTGCCGCCAGCACCCCGTTGGTGGACACGAAGCCCGCCAGCGCGGCGGTGTCTGCCCCGACCTCGACGCCCGCGAGAGTGCCCTGTACCAGCACCGTGCCGGCGAGCGCGGCTGCGTCCGCACCGACCTCGACGGCCGCGAGAGTGCCCTGGATGGCCGAAGCGCCGCCTAAGACGCTTGCCGTGTCTGCACCGACCTCGACTGCCGCCAGCACCCCGTTGGTGGACACGAAGCCCGCCAGCGCGGCGGCGTCTGCCCCGGCCTCGACGCCAGCGAGAGCGCCCTGTACCAGCACCGTGCCGGCGAGCGCGGCGGTGTCAGCCCCGGCCTCGACGGCCGCGAGAGTGCCCTGGATGGCCGAAGCGCCGCCTAAGACGCTTGCCGTGTCTGCACCGACCTCGACGCCAGCGAGCGCACCTTGGACGAGCACACCCCCGCTGATCGCGGCGGTGTCCGAGCCAGTCTCGGTCGCCGCCAGGAAGGCGTTACCTGAGCCGGATGGGTCGAGGTTGAGGGTCCAGAGAATCACGGCTTAGGCGATGATGAAGCAGCCAGAAACGTCGTTCAGCGCGAGCCCGCTGCTGTCGTTGTTCGTCAGCCCCTTGCCTGCGGTCACGGTGAACGTCGCGGCAGTGGCGATGCCGATACCACCCTCGAATTTCACTTCCGAGCGCCCGCCTGCGGGAATGTCGATCTCGAATGCCGCCGCCGTAGTGCCCAGGATGGGCGATGCGCTCATGTAGACCTTGACCGAGCGCAGTGCGGCTGCTGAGTTCTGAAGCTGCCAGCCGATGATCCGGCCCGCCGATGCCTTGATGGTCGTCGCGGTCGGATTGGTAGGCGACATCACCGCCACCGGCGTACCGGCGCCCGTCGCGCTGGCCCGGTACTGCACGCCGAGGTCACCGATGGCGTTCGTGCCAGCGGCAAGCGCACCCGTGCCGATGTTGGCCGTCACAGTGCCCGTCACGGCGGTCGTGCCGCCCAGGAGTTGCACCGGGACCGGGTGCGAGCCAGCCGGATCGGCCGAGGCAAGCCGCACTTTTTGGCGCGGTTGATCCTCAAGCTGCATGAAGCCGACCGTCAGAGTCGTCGTGCTGGCCGGGGCCGTGCTACCGTTTTGGACGACAAGTACGAAGTAAAGCTCAACATCTTCGTCAGGGATGTTCTCGATACGGCTGGCGCGGTTTGCCCATTGGTAGCCGGTGTTTGAGGCCACCAAGGAGTCCGAGAAACCTGCGGCGAGCACGTCAAACGCGATCTGCCCGACGTGCCCAGGGCTCGCCGTGGTGTTGATCGTGGTCGTCGTGTTACCGCTGGCCCAGCCGCGCCGCTGGCAGTCGAAAAAGCTGTTCGTCGCAGTCGCACCGCTGTATTCGTTCGCGAGCCAGTTGTGACCGTAGAGCGTCAGCGTACCCGTGCCGGTCGCAGGCCAAGCGGCCACCGTGAAAGTGACGGTGAGACCGGAGACAGAGG